CCAATAGTGGTGGTGCTGGTTCAACGGGACCTACAGGACCTACTGGACCTACAGGATTGGATGGACCTACTGGACCTACAGGATTGGCTGGACCTACAGGACCTACAGGACCTACAGGATTAGATGGACCTACAGGACCTACAGGATTGGATGGACCTACAGGACCTACAGGATTGGATGGACCTACAGGACCTACAGGATCAAATGCGGATGCTTCATTATGGTCTACATTTCCTGCGACTTCAACTGTAGATATGAATGGATATTCAATAAACACATCCAATGGAAATTATTTGGACATAGCTAATGCGACACTGTATGGAACAAGTACTTTAACTCTGAATACAACAGCAAACGCTGGATCTCAAATGAATCTAAATTCGGGCGGAAATATTGCCTTAACTGCTCCTTCAAGTTGGTTTATAACTTTAAATGGTGATGTATCTATCGCTCAAGGACTGTATGATTCAACATCAAGTTCAGGAATGGATGGACCTACAGGACCTACAGGATTGGATGGACCTACAGGACCTACAGGATTGGATGGACCTACAGGACCTACAGGATTAGATGGACCTACAGGACCTACAGGATTAGATGGACCTACAGGACCTACAGGATTGGATGGACCTACAGGACCTACAGGACCAGCAGGTCAATCCTCATCTTACTTTCAATACCAATCAAAAACAAACAGTCAATCAGGTGATCCTGGATCAGGACATGTTCTTTGGAATACAGCAACTCAAACCGCTGCTACACAGATTAATATAAGTCATCTAACAGATAATAATATCGATATTGATCTATTTTTAGCTCAGTTGTCTGTTGGAAATACATTTATCTTACAGGATGCGAATGATTCAACACGGTATCAAACATGGAGAGTAAGTAGTGCTACAACAATCATTCCAAACTCGTATGTAACAATTCCTACGACACTTGTTGCTTCAGCAGGAGTTGACTTTCAAAATAATCACCCAATCATTTTAATATTCGTTTCAACAGCTCCACAAGGACCTACTGGACCTACTGGACCTATGAGTGCTGGATTGTTAAACAGACTTCAAATTGTTCCTACTTTATCGGGTCAAACAACATCTACAGTTAGTTACGCAGTAGTAGGTTCACCGTCTACATGGATTCCTTTTTCCACAGAAGCCCAACCTATCGCAGGAGGTTCTAATAATGGTTGGCGTAATTACAGAGAAGTCAATCAAACTGGAACTACCTATAAAGTTGAATGGTTTCCTTACAATCCGTATTATGGTCAATCTCCTCCATACACAGTCAATCCAAGCCCAACAATTCATAAAAATGATTTGCGTTCTCTTTGGGCTGTTATTTATACCAAAAATCGTATCAATCTTCAAGGTGCTTTATTTTTCAATGTGTACACGTATGACATCGCAAATCCTCCTGCTTCACCTCTAACGTTTACAAACCGTTTTGATTACTCCATTTTTAACAATCCAACCGCTGAAGGATTATCAACAGGACTGCCTACAACATTAGCAGCTGGATTTCGGTATCTCATTTGTGCTGTAGATGTTCCAAAAATAGCTCCACAAACAACAGTAACAGTGAATGCTGTTTCATTAGTTGCAGGAACAACCTATACAATTTTGACATTGGGAACGACTCTAACAAATTGGGTAGCTATTGGAGCGGCAGTAGCACAAGTTGGATGTGTGTTTGTAAAGAATAACGTAACTGCGATAGGATTAGGTACAGCTACAACAGATGTCAATACGAGTATCTTGATAGGCAATGGACAGTATCCTTCACAGTTAACAACACAAATGTTAGCTGACCCGTATGATATTTATACATCGATTCCTCACATTCCATTCAGTGCTGCTTTAGTTGCCTCAAACACACCGCAACCCGCTGATCCTTCTACAATCGCAATTTCAGCAATGGCAATCGCAACAACCAGTTCTGCGATTACGCCATCATTAGATTTTACAGTTGAGGCGATTGGATATTCAACAGCTGCTGGTCAAAGTCTTGCTTATAACCTGAGCTATTCATAATGGATACGATTGTTTCAGCAGGAATAAGCTCATGTTTTTTAATGGTTGCGTTTGGATTTTATAAGGCGATCGAGTGTCTTATTCAGACGAGGATACATCCTCCTCATCATAGGGAAACACCTTCTGGAACTCAACCTTTAGCACATCCAGATGACGTTGTCTATCGGTCTTTGGAAGAAATTGTGTAAAGTATCCAAACTCTATACATTGAGGCGGATATGAGTAGGATTGAATCAAGTTTAAAACATACCGATCTAACCAAAACCTTTGCGAATCATTACATGAAACTCCAGAAAATGATTTAGCAGAGCCACGACTTATGATTGGTTTTTGTTTTTTAGGAACAATCTCTTTCTCAACAGGCTTTTTAGGAGGAGCAAATGGGCTTGAATAATTCATGTCCTTATTACAAATGAATATAGAAAAGATAGAAGATTACCCGCTATCGGATGAAGACGTTCGAATCATTTTGGGAAGGGATGTGTCTATTGTGCTCTATCCTGATTTGGCGAATATGGAATCAATTGATGAATGTTTTGATTCAAAGGGACGATGTGTTCTGCTATTTCTAACATCGAGTCCCACATCCGGTCATTGGTGTTGTTTATTAAAGAAGAAAGATGGAATCCACTTTTTTGACCCTTATGGAGAAGCACCTGAAGAGCAGAAGGAAGGAGCCTCGCCTGCTTTATTAGAACAAATGAATGAACGTCAGCCTCATCTTGTACACTTATTGAAAGCAAGCGGTCGTCCTGTTTTTTACAATACTCATGATTTCCAAAAAGAAGATTCGCATGTCAATACATGTGGTCGTTGGTGTGTCGTTCGTTGTATGCATAAAGGTAAGAGTATAGAACAGTTCAAACAAATGGTAGACGATTCAGGTATGCATCCTGATGCGTTTGTGAGTGTTGTAACGTACAAAAAGTTAGGAAAATGAGACTGCGGAAGGTATTCAAAAATAATAAAGCAGTAAGAATAAATGTTCACGTCCAGCATCGTTACAATGGGCGATAATAAGGATGCCCCCGATTATGTGTACTATAATGCGGACATTATTAATAACACGACAGTGAATACGATTGGGAATGCTGCTCCTGTCGATCCTCAAATTCGGTTTAACGAAACTCGTGATAGTTCTATCATCCAAAACGCAGCTGATTACTACTTTTCGATTGTGCGATTCACGATGAATGGTCCTAACAAGGATCTTCCTTTGTTTATTCCTCAAATCCAAGAGGGAACGGGACAGATCAATTCAAATCTAACTGTGTATTCGATGGCTGTAGAAATGACTCAAACTTTTCAAGCATCTACAGGTTCCTTTACAATCAAAGCTCAACCTGCTTCACGGTACATTCAGTATGTGCCCGAAACACAGAATCCGACATTAGCTCCACAACCTGCGACACTTGCCGCACCCACATTTGTTGGATTCTATGACAATACGAAAGTGTATTTCAGTAATCAGATTGTATCCTTAACGGCAGCAGACCCGTTGTATAATTCATTTTTGTTAGGTCCATTTTATCAAGTTATTGTTCCTCCTGCCTATAATTACACTCGATCGTATAGTGCGGGGTCTGCTGTTTCTACAAACGGTATATTTTACTATGCGTCAGTTCCTATTCCAGCAGGTGTTGCTCCTCCAACGGGTGCGGGGTGGGTAGCAGGAACGCCTACAGTAAGTCAACCTTTTTATTCTCCTCCAAATCAGTCTCCGTACTGGTCATTGGTTACTAAAGATGAAGGTGAGAGTCAAGATTTGTCATCTCGATACTATTGGGTGTATACATACCAAAGTTGGGTTGATCAGTGGAATCGAACAATGTTTGATCCTGCACAAGTAGGAGCTGCTCCAGGTGCTCCATCCACATGTGCTTACCAAGATACATACAATGAATTTTTCAGATTGTGGCAGTTACAACCTTTAACAGCTGGATACCTTTTTCCGTATGCGACATTTGGAGATTTTTGTAATCTGTGTGCGTATCCTCCTCAAATGAAATATGAAGATTCGGGTAAGTTTTCAATCTATGGTGATTCAGCAGCCTTTGGTGAGTTTTCTCTAAAAACATTCACGCCAACTCCTGAAGCATCGCCTGTTATTGGTACGCCTACTGTTCCGCGAGCCCGACTGTTTTTTAACTCGAATATGTTTGGACTCTTTGCGAATTATGCGAACATTTATTACAATGATATTAAAGAAGGACCGGATGGATATGTGAATGAAATTTTGTTTCCAAACAAGTTCTATCAAAATATTTTGGATACGAATCTTGCTCCATACACAGCGTATGCTCCTCAACTTCCTACAGGTGGATTGTATCAACCTCAATTCAATGGTAGATTGTATTGGATTGCTCAACAGGATTACACGAGTACGGATTCATTATGGTCGCCGATTAGTTCGATTGTTTTTACATCCACGCTACTTCCAGTGAAGACAGAGGCGACGGGAGCACCTGTAGTGTTGGGAAATGGCAATCTTGGATTCAGTGCTCCTATCACACAGGCAGCTTTCCAGCCTATTATCACAGACATCGCATTGAATACGTCAACATCGGGTGGAGCAGCAGATTATCGTCAATTCATTTACTATACGCCAAGTGCAGAGTATCGGTTGTCTGATTTTGCTTCCTCCAAACAAGATGTACGAAATGTTGATGTTCAGGTGTTTTGGAAGAATCGTTTGGATAATCAGCTGTATCCCATTAACATGTACAATCTATCCAGCGTATCCTTAAAAATCATGTTCAAGCACAAGCGAACGGCTACAGGATAAACTTGTCCTTAAAAATAATGTTTTGGTAAGTATAAAAATGAGTGCTGATATTGAGAAGCTCGCCGTCTTTGATTCTCGCATTGTTCAGAGTCGTCCTAAATATGCCGTTGAGAAAGGTGCTCTCTCACTGACCAATGCCCCCTTTAACGCGATCGCCGCAACCAGCTCGCAGCACACTTACAATATTTATGTCCCGAGTGAAAACGTTTTTGTAGACCGAGCCGTCGAGTGGTCTTCCACTGTGTTTATGCAAATGACGGCAACTCTTATTTCTCCCGTTGTTGACCTTCAACCCGTTGCTCAAATCGGTCGTGATTGGTCGCTCTGTGCTCTACCGCTCAATTCGCTCTGCTCGACGATGACCGCAACGATTAACGACACGACAACTGTAATCAACTCGCAGGATGTTTTGAAGGAGGTTTTGCGTCTAACGGACTATAAGAAGAATCGTCTTCAGCGGACGTGCCCGACAATGCTTGATAAGTATGCGTCTTATCAAGATGCGGCGGGAGCTGTGAATAATCCGCTCGCAGGATTTGAGAACCAGACTGATTTTGGTGAAACCCCAAATGGTGCTTTTTACAATGTTGTGTTTACGGATCCTGCTGGAAACGCACTTACTTCCAGTCTTTCTACAGCTCCAGGACCAGCGGCAGTATACGCACAGGCGTTTGCGGGTGCCACCTATGTTTCAGTTAATGGAACGCCATCTGTCCCGACGACATGGCAAGCGAATCTTACATACAAAGTTGGTGATCTTGTTGTGTATCTTGATGTAGTGTATGTTGCTATTGCTGTATCAACTCTTGCTGCTCCAAGCACATCTCCTGGCTCATGGACATCTCGTGGTCCTGTTGCGAATCCTCAACAGCTTTACTTTCGCTGGGGATCAACTGAAAAGCTCGTCCTCTCACCCTTTACGTTCTCGGATGTCCACGAGTGGGATACGGGCTTGTTCGGCATTAACAACATTCAAATGATTATGAATCTTCAGCCCCCTACTCGTATTGTTCGGTCTACGTTTGCATACGGTGTTGTTCTCAGTCCTCCAACATACAATACGAGTGTATCAGGAGGTCAGGTCTTCCAGAACTCTCGTTTGAATGTTCAGTTTCTAACGCCAAGCCTCGATGTTCCTCTTCCTCCCAAATCAGTTGTACCCTATATGGAATTTCCTCGATACATCACTTCTTATAATGGTACTGCGATCCAGCCTGGTGCGACCCAACAGATTCAAAGCCAAACAATAACACTTCCGCAGATCCCGGATTTATTCATTATCTATGTCAAACCGCAGTCTTATTCAAATGTTGAGGGTGATTGGTATTTTCCTGTTGCGACGACAGCGGATGGTATACAGAATCCTCTCACTGTAAATTTTGACAACTTTTCAGGTCTATTGAGCTCCCAGACGGCAGAGCAACTCTATGGTATGTCAGTGAAAAACGGCTTGGATATGGATTGGAATTCGTGGGTTGGTCAGGGTCATTCGGGATCGGTTTTTCAAGCGGGTGCCAGTACTGCTACTCCATCGGGTCGTATTCCTCTTGTGGGCGGCTTCCTTGTTCTCAAACCCTCGCAGGACATTACTTTACAAACGGGACAAGCACCAAGCCTTAACTTCGGGGCGTGTACATACCAACAAGTATGTGCTTATTAACGATATGCGGGAAGTTCCTTAAGTCTTAACTACCACCTCACTACTGAAAGGTTTTGAGGGAACTGCGGTAATGTCGCATCCCAAAGGTAAAAACGTTAAGAATTGGATAATCCGCAGACCTCACCTCACTCCCGCTATGCAAGGGAATGGTGATTGTCTCAACGACTACCAGTTAAGTGCGTGAAGAGATTAGCAATCTCTGATGATCGCAGAAGGTATAGTCTACTCCGACTGCCTCGAGCAGTGTAAATACTACGAAAGTAGCGGTAGCCAACGCGTTGGCAATTTCACATTTCAATTCAATTTGACTATCAAAAACACAAGTCTAGTCGCACAGGCATCTCCCCAGTTGTATGTCATTACTGCGAACTCGGGATTCTTTGAGTCGATTCGTGGTAGTTCGAGAATCATCAAGGGTGTCCTATCCGAGCAAGACATTATCAGTGCTCCTCTATCTTCACAGGGTACTCGCGATATGCTTGAACGCTATGTTGGTGGTGCGGGCATGTTCGGTCGCCTCGCAAACGTGCTTTCAAAGGCAAAAGACATGTATCACCAGACAAAGGGGGCGGTTTCCAGTGTCAAGGGTATGCTCCCTGAATCAGGTGTGCTTGGAAAGGTTAAGGGTGCTTTAGGAGCTGTTGGATATGGCGATTCAGGCGGTGGTCGGTCGGGAGGTCGTGCTCGTCTATCTGCTCGATTAATGTAAAAAAAAATAATGTATTCCCTAATATAAAATGGCAGCATCAGTTCAATCTGCGTATTCGTCAAGTGTTGCAGTTGGAGGTATTACTCCCCCAGTCGGTGTTGTTTCAGCAGGCGATCTCACGGTTTGTTCAGGTGTTGTGAATGTTCCTCAAACGTTAGGACTTCGAGTTACGGATCAACAGGATACGCTTGTACAAGTTGTTCGTGATCCCTCTTTCTTTGAAATTGGTACAGGACGTCCATCAGGTGTAGTTAAATGTGCGGGTCTAACCATTGACGGTGGATTTGTGAATTCTTCGATCGGTCTCTCTAATGCTCCTCCAAAACTTGTGGGTGGAAGAGTAACTGTTACTACAAGTGCCTGTGATGCTAATTCATTTATTATTGTAAAATATGACAAATCTTTTTCTACGTCTGCTTATCATGGTCCTGGTATTCTCGTAGTAACTGCTCAGACAAATGGAAGTTTTGATGTTGAGTCGCAAAGTTCGAGTGTATCTCCTGGTTTTGCAGATGGGGCACTTGTTACTAATGATGAAAATTATATTAATTGGTGGATTGTGAACCCCAGCTGGGCATAATAAAAAATTACAAATACACAATGAAACTAATCATCCTTTGTCGTCATAATGAAATCAAAGAAAAGTGTGCTTTTTGTGTACGGTGGTACAGATACAGCATGACATGAACCCTCGTTTGCGGTTCACGTCAGCGAGTTCCCTCCTTTTATTGAACACTGATGTTAAACAATTCTTGTGTGTACAGGTTCTGTTTAGTATTAATACATAAGTGGATGTGTATGTCCACCTGAAATAATTTGGTTTGCGATAGCACCCACGTCTGTAATAACCTTTGCTGCTTCATGAAGGAAACCTGGTTGCTTTTCGAGTAATTTATCAACGGGTTGATAGACAAACGATTTGGCTTCAGCAGATAACATGCCATTTGCGGAAAGCATCGACCCTACAAAATTTTGACAGTTGTTTTTGAATGCGTCATACACAAAATAGTTGGAACCCATAGCGTTCTGTGTATTTGAAACCAGTTGTCCGATTGTTATAGGTTTTGCTTGTATACGCATAAATTCAGCTCCTGAAGGTGAATCGATTGAGTTTGTGAAGTTGATTCGTTCTAATTTCTCCATAACAGCTTTGTAACCAATACCTTGTCGTGTATACTCAACAATCAATGAAAGATGGAACATTTTATCGTACCCTACTTGCTTCTTTGCGGATTCCCATTTTCCAAGTGTAATCCAGTTCAAGGCTGTTTCAATCGCACTTTTTACAGGAGCACGACGAATTGTAATAGATTTGATTTTCGCATCTTTATTCAACTCTAACCACTTCCTTACTTTCGGTGGATAGTTCTTGCTAACAAAAAAACCAGTTATGCTGTCAACGATACCTTCTCCAACAACTCTGTTCATCTTTACGTTATGTGTATAAAAATTTAAGCATTCATAAAAAGCAAATGAATAAGCCTGAACCGATTACTACAAATATTGTGGTAATAGAACCTGTGAAACGCAAACCTAAAAAGAGAGTCAAGAAAGACCCGCCTCGCTTTGAAGTTGTGAAGAAAGTGGTTTTATTCTCATTTGATTAGTGTTTGACATACACGCCTTGTTGTGTAGAAACTGAATGACCCATTGCTTCTGCATCCTCTATCATGTTATTCTTGACACCCCCATACTTGTTTGATAAATAAATGTGTCGTAGAGCAGTAGAACCAATTTGTCTTCCAAACGCACTATTGAGGATACGAGTGATACCGTTCACAGCTTCAATAGGTTCACCATCGTATCGAACTAATAATTTGTATTCGTTGGTTGTTGAGAGTGGATAGAATTTCTTGAATAAGCTAAGAGTCTCGAGAAAACTATCAGGACATGCTACAATCTGTGTTCCATACGTAGTTGCTGTCTTATACTTATTGAATACAAACTGTCTCATCGTCATATCTAAATAATTACGATCCTTTGGCATAGTATCAGACCATTTTTTGACTACATACAAACTCAAGAAGTCTTGGTTGCGTCGTGGAGGTATGTCGGTATACAAAGATAGAACAACTAATTCAAGAAGCGTTTGGTACTCATCCTGTGTAATATTTTTCTTGGTTTGGAATGATCGAACTCGATTCACCAAATCGTCTTTTGTAGCAATGACCTCATTCCACGTAATCCAGTTCTTTTCTTGCTTCTCGTTCTTCTTTCCTGTCGCGTTCTCTTCAAGCACAATCTTGTTTTTATTCATCATCTTTTCAGTGTAATGCTTATTGAGTTTCTTGAACATGGGTGTCGTGAACATAGATGTAATAGACACGATCGTCCTATAGAAACTGGCTTTTGTACTCTCGGTGTATTTCGCAAGTTTAGCGTCAATCTCATCGGTCTTCTTTAGAAAGTTGAGGTTCTTGAAAGGTGTCTTATCATGTAATGTAAACATCATCCTGATATACTTTGAAGCCGTAAGTTCAGCAATTTTACGGTTCTCTACAAGTTGATTAATGAGGTTGTTCATGAAGTCGGACATTTGTTTTTATATGGTATACTATTTTCCATAATTATACGTAAAATAATCCCTTTTACTTATAATGGAGCCATTACGGATTCGCATACCTGTGTATGTATACACCTTCTGTTTTTTATGCGATGAGTTTTATAGTCCAATGATTTATCATCTATGCATACCCGAAGTAGTGTTAAGCAAAGAATAGTAGTAAAAGAATTGTAGCGTTCCTTTGTATATATCATTTTTAAAAAGTCTTTTTAGTTTTAGTATGTTCTGTACTAGGGGGAACATCGTTTCAATAGAGCCTCCTTTGTAGCAAGAAATCATCAAATACGCTACAAAACTATTACTATTTTAACCACTAAAACCATTTTTATTAGAATTCATAATTCGCAATTAGTAATTCCTTACGTGACTTTGAACCTATACCTGTATCACCTACAGGCTTAACAGTTAGTTTCTTATAAAAATGACCTTTGAATACTCTTCTAATCTCGGGACTATCATTGATGGATACTAACCACTTGCCTTTCAATGTATCCAATAACTCTCGCATCTTTTCATAATCAATGCTATGTTCCACATAAAGGTCGTCTGAGTTTTCGTAGGGCGGATCTAAGTAGAAAAAGGATTTTGGACTATCGTATTTTTTAAGAACAGTCTCATACGATTGATTTAGAATTGTTGTGTGCTTAAGACGTTCTTGGTAAGCGTCAATCTTTTTTAATTTCACATAAGGGTTTGAAGCTTTATACATTTTTAATCCTTCTTGTGACCCAAACGCATTACAACGTGTAAGAATTGCATATGCGAGTTTATCAACATCTGTCTTTGGTTTCTTATTTACAAATGCTTGTATCTTAGAAACTGTATTTAATGTTGTTGGGAAGTTTCTACTCTTCATAGTCTTAAGCAATTTATATGCTTTGATTAGCTCTGTATCCAAATCATTAATCACTTCTTTCTTAGATGGGCACTTCTCCCAAAAAATAGCACCACCACCAAAAAATGGTTCAACATATGTATCATGAGTAGGAAACAGAGGTAATATCTTTTTAACAAGAGTTCGCTTTGACCCTATCCTACAAAAAAAAGGTCTTAACTTTACTTTGGTATTGCACTCTTCACAGTCATCACACATTTATATTTAGCAAATAATATACAAATCCATTTTATACACACCCCCCAACTGACATCTTTGTTACACCCCAATCAGTCCCTACCTTTCTATAGGCACCCTTACCATCTTCCCGCAGGTTGAGTA